TTTGCCTTTTATAGTGTCTACATTGAGTTGGCTTGTCATACAATACTCCAATAACCATTAACAGTAACTGTTGCAGACTGTGTAATGGGACCTGCTGACACACCATTCTCATCTGCGTCTATAGTTATGTCTGCACTAATGGTCTGTCCATTTAATCTTATAATACTATTATTACCCTTGAATGGGTAGCGTGTGTCTGACTCATTCTTTGTGTAAGAGTTAGCAACAGAGAAAACATCATAGACAACCATTTCTACAATGTCATTTTCACTTGCTCCAGTCACTAACACTACTGTTGTTCCAGTGGTTGCAGTGTAGTCTGTTCCCGGTACAAGCAACACGCCATTCTGGTAAACATCCATGTACCTTGAGTCATTGTAACTTAAAGTTAAAGAGTTGGCATCTGATCCACTAAAACTTGTTTGACTAGCTGTAGCTTGATATTGAAATCTACTTCTTACTCCAAAATTTTGTGATCTTCCTATATATGGCATTATGCTAAGTCTCCGTGAACTTCTGTAAAATTATAATGATTGTCTAAAAAGTTACTAGCTGTATAGTAGTTATAACCACTAGCTATTACATATTGACTTGTAGTTGGTACAGCAGAAGCTGTGTATACTGTTAATTTTCTATTGAAAACAGATGGTGCTCCTGTGGCAGTACCAGAGCCAGTTACTTGCAAAGAATAATTAACATTACCCATAGAATTACTTAACGCTAAAGTATAATCACCTGTGCCATTGTCTGTTAAAGTACTGTGGTTAAAAGAATCACGAATTACTGGTGTACCACTACCACCATCAACATTTGTCCAATTTTTAGCTAACCCTTGTTGTAGACTGGTTGTAGCAGTGCCTTCTCCTGCAATAGATCCAGCAACACCTATACCTGAATTTATAACTCTAGTTAGAGCCATCGCTTACTCCTTATGCGTATGGACTGTCACCTAATACAGATGTATCCCATGCTGCTTTAAGCTTTGCGATTGTATCTGCATCAGATATAGCTTTAGCTGCTGGTGCATCTCTTAGTTTTTTCTTCTTGGCTACACTTGCAGTCTTTGCACTTGCGTCATCTGCTTCTAATGCTTTCATGTATACAACGTCTTCTGCTTCTAACAATGGCTGTCTTACCTCTCTGATTTTATCTTGAAATATCTTTTTAGCTTCTGTCATGTCTTCAGATATGACTTTACCATTAAGTTTCCAAGCACCTCTAAAGTGTCTATCAGAAGGAACAGTCACAGTAGAAGCGTCTACAGTTGCTCCATCCTTATCTGTTATATATGTTTTGGTTGTCATTTTTGCTCCTTATGCTGCTTCATTATCAATCTTCCAAGCATTACGCCATATGCGTGTACTTGGCAGTTGATCCTTTTTACAAATAACTAATCTCTGTCGATTAGCTTTTTCATAATCTCTCCACACTCTTTGTGGTATGTCTTTCATAATTAAATACTCTATTGCCTGTTCTTCCGTCATTTTACCAATAGGCTTGGTATTGTGCAATAGATAACCTCTTGTATGTTTTTTAAAATCTGGCTTGGCTTCATCCTCTGCTAATAACCAGTACACCTCTACTGGTGGCAGTATACCGCCTTGTAATGCACAAGCCATCCAGTTTGGATCTGGCACAGTAACTTTTGCACATTCATCTGTGTCTGGGTCTTCCCATACAATTCTATAGTCTGATTGTTTGCCTTCCAAGTTTTCTTTTGCCCAACACAATCTATTCCATAAATGTGTGCCTTGAAACTCTGGTGTTTTTATTGTCATGCTAAATCTCCGTGTACTGAACTACCTGCTTCAAAAGTATCTGCATACGAGCTATCAAAGTATCCAAATTTGTGTTGAGAGGTAGTTCTTCTAGCATCCAAAGTTCCACCAACTTGAGCTCCACCAATATATCTATCATAATCGTTAGTTGTAGCATGGTAGGAATTTACTCCGTTTGATAAGTAATCAACATTATTCATGTTATTGGTATAAGTTACACCATACTTACCTGCTGCATCATCTTGAAGACTTGCTACATTAAAACTGTCAAGAACAGTAGCTGTAGTCGCATCAGCATCTATAGTCACCCACGCTTTAGCCACACCATTAAAAAGATAACTCGTATCAATAGACTTCTCTGTACCAGTATTAACTGAATCAGATGTTGTTAATGTATCAAATGCTATCGTTCCGTTTGCCATTATGCTAAGTCTCCTTGTACTTGAAAGCAGTTATCTTCCCACTCATAATTGTGAGGACCATTTCCATCGTGATAACCTCCATCAAATCTAAATGAACCAGTATTTAAACCATCAGAAATTTGATAACTTACAAAAGACGAAGTTGCACCATTTTGACCACCACCAAAAGTAACGCTATATGTGCCATTTCCCATGGGAGCAGTAAAAGAAAAAGTATTATCATTACTTCCGTGGTCTGTCGTATGACTGGCATTAAATGAATCAGATATAGAGCCTGCACCACTGTGATGAGACCATGCTTTACACAAACCTTGTTGTAAATTCGTTGTGGTAGAACCACCCTCTCCTGTAACAACAATACTACCTGCTGAAGTTGTACCTGTTAAAGTGTTTGTCTTAACGGTACTCATGCTAAGTCTCCGTTTATACTGCATGAATTTATTGATATGTCTACTTCTGCACTATTAATGTTATCATGTGCATAAAGATTGTATGCACTCGCTGAAGGGTCTGCCGTGCCACCCGCAACAACTAAAGCATTTTTACCATCAGCTGAACCAGAACCATCATCATAAGACATTCCGACTAAACAATAATTTGCATTACCCATATTATTAGTGAAAGAAAATCCTGCATGACCAGTAGCTCTGTCTGTTATAGATGCAGTGTTAAAACTATCTGTTATTGCAGGTGTTCCAGTTTGATTATATCTAACCCATGATTTGGCTAACCCAGCCATAGTATCTTGGGTACTGCCTGATGTTTTGCCTATACTGTCTACTTTAAGTGTACTCACGAAGTTACCAACCTTCCACCACTTTCAACTGTAAGAGTTACACCAGATGCAACTGTTAGTGGACCTGTGACTTGTGCATTCTCTGTAGCTAGTATAGTTGCATTAGCTGTTAAGGTTTGAGAGTTTGTTCTAAAAATACCGCCAGATTTGAAGTTACCTTTGTTTTCTGCGGCTGGTGTGATTGTTCCAAAGGTTCTGCCAAAAAACATTACAAAGATATTATTACCAGAGTTATTGCTTGGTGCAGCAGTGAAGGTTAAAGTTGTTCCATCCGGCACTGTATAAGCTCCAGTTGGCTCTTGCACGACACCATCTACAGATACTACGATATCTTGTTCTGAACTTACAGTTTGATTTAATGTAAATGTTGTTGTACTGCCATCGCCACTAAACTCTTGTCTTGTTGGTAAGCTCTCAAAAGCTGGTGATATATCGTTACCAATCAAAGGCATGACTTACTCCTATTCACTAATTGTGTCTACAACTGACACCCATACATCAGCAGAACTTGCTGTATTACTTTTAACCTTTAACGCATCACCACTAACCATGACAATCTTAGCACCACCATCAAGAACTTGTAGACTTGACCCAGCAGGTATTGGTGCGTCTTTTACAATATGTATATCGTTAGAGCCATCGTTAATATAAACCTCTACAGTTATTTGTGAAGTGGTTACGTTAGCTATCGTTATCCCTACTATGGCATCATCTGAGTTTGCTGTTCTGAGTGTGACCGCACTTGTCCCAACTGCGTTTGAGGTATTTCGTTCAAAGTCTTGTGCCATTCTTTACTCCTATAACGCTATAGCCATTGCTACGGCAAAACCTTTTGATGCACCACCAGAGGTTATTCCTAAATTAGATGGTGTAATCTTTTTCATTGTACCACCATCATCTACTAAAACAAAGTCTGCATCACTACTTGATGTTGTGGTTGTTGGTGTATCTGAGTTACCTGTTGTTAATACTGTTCCAGTTGCATCTGGTAGTGTGATTGTGTTTACTGCTGTTGGGTCTGTTACAACTAAAGATGTAGTGTTAGAATTATTTGTAGCACCATCCCATATAATAGAGTAATTACCATCTAAAAATATATTATTAAACATTGTAAGTTGCTTATAAGCAAAAATATTGTCAAATGCCATTTGAACAAAAGTAGCCTCTGTTCCACTTTCCATTACGTTAAATTCTATGTTTCCTTTTTCTGAACCATCAGTTGTTAGAGCTATCTTTCCTACGATTCTACCATAATTTATATTTTCAGAATTATTGTTTCTACCTTGAAAAATTATTTCTCCCATTTCGTCATCAAAAGCTGGAGAAGATGAGTTTCTATAAAGAGTTATAGTGGGGTCTGCATTTGCGTCTGCATCTGAATTTGAAATCAATAAATCACCAGTAACTGTTGCACCATCAGATGTAGTTTCAAACTTTTTGACATTGTTATGATTTAGCTCTACTGCACCACCATCTGCAAATGTTGCGTAAGTTGCTGATCCAGCACCATTTCTTAAATTTAAATCTGAAGCGTCTATAAATAAACTTCCACTACCTGATTCTTGTATAATACTATTATTTGGATTATGAAAAATTTTTAAATCACCACCAGTTCCAAATTGCAGCACTTCGTTATCAGGAAATAAAACATCACCATTC